GGCCCTGTACCTGCGCCAGGTGCTCTGCCGGCATGCCGCTGGTCAGCGTCTCAATGTGGTTGCGGGAATTGAACGGGCACTTGATCTCAATCAGCCCGTCCCAGTCCACCAGGCCGTCAGGGCTGCAGCCCGCCTGCAGCGTGTCGTGCTGGACAAACCCGACGTCCTCCACGATCACGCCACGCAGGGACTGGTACGCGCGGCGGGCTTCGTCTTCCTGCTCGCGGCCCCACGACATGGCCGCCGTGTCCAGCCGCTGTGCCGGCTCGCCTGTCAGGCGCTCGACCACCAAGTCCGCAGCATAGTCGTCGCGGACCGAGAGGTAGCCCTTGCCGTCTTTGCGCCTGGCGATGATGTCCTTGAACCTGCTGGCAGTGGCCTTGCCGGCGCGAGCTCGGAACCAGTCGGCGCTGCGTTGTTCGAGATCGGCGGTCATGCCTTCACCCCATACGCCCGAAACGGCAGATTCACGTACTCGCCCCAGATATCCCGGACCACAACCAAGCGGATCGCCTGCAGCGCCGTGGGGGCAACGGCTTCGACCCACGGCCAATCGGGCGACGCCTCGTCGCTCAGGATGCGGGCGACCCAGTGGTCGGCCTCGTCCTTTAGCTCAGCGTAGTGCTCGACCGCGATCTTGTACGTGTCCATCATCGGCCCGACCACGGCCCACGAGCCGTAGTCTTTCGGGCCGAGCAGGGCCGTCAGGATGACCCACACTTCTCCGTCGGAAAGGTCTGCGGTGGGCTTACGCATGGGGGCGCTCCTCGTCAATGATGCTGATCTGCTCGGGCTTGCTGTCGTCAGCCGGGAACAGCGCGATCTTCGTCTCTCGGCCGTCAGCGTCCGTCAGGACGATGTGCCGCCAGGTGTAGCCCTCAGCGCTGATGCGCCGGTCGACGCGCACGCTGACAATTTCGTGAACATTGATGGTCGTGGTCATCTCAGATTTCCCAGTCATACGGATCAGAATCGGGCTCGCTAGACGCGAACATTGAGTCTGCGATCTGCTGAACGCGGTGCTCGTTGTGCGCCAAAAAGCGCGATTGCAGCTCGAACCGCGCCGCATCGGCCTGCGCCCGTGTGCCGGCGAACAGGCATGCCAGCAGGACGTCGGCGTGAGCCGAAGCCATGTCCTCCTCGCGGACGTTCACGACATCGAACGCCGCACCCTCGCGGGCAGTCGAGACAATTGAGAACCACAGTTGCCAGTCCGCAGGGCAGGCCAGCAGGTGGTCGCGGGCCTCCGCTTCGTGCGGGTGGTCGTTGTAGTATGGCGACCCCGGCGCGTTCACGGCCGCGCCCCAAGTCTGTACGTCACCGAATCCAGGCAAGTCCATCGCGTCACTCCTTTTTGTTGATGGTGTTGCCATTCTGCGATGACGTCGGCGCAATGTCAAGCAACTCCACGCAATCACATGCAGGCTCTGTCTAGGTGTTTTCCCGGGTGTTGCGTGCCGGGGATGAGATGGTGCAGAATCGCAACATGAACACCAAACGAGCGGGGCCGGCCGCTGAAATCATCCGGCAACTTGGCGGCGTGCGGGCTACGGCTCGTCTGCTAAATGTGCATCCGTCCACCGTCACGCGGTGGGTTGAGGGGCGGGGCTGGATCCCGGCGCGCTACGGCGCCGCGGTGCTGGCTGCGGCGCGAGAGCGCGGGCTGCCGATCACGGCTGAGACGCTGTTGGAGCCTGCAGCATGATGCCTTCGTATCCCATTCCTAGTTACCTGTCGAAGGTGTGGGAGTCGCGCACCGAGGAGGAGGGCGACTGCCTGATCTGGCGCGGCGTGTACGCCAACAGAACGACGCCGGCCGTGTTCGTCAGCAAGCTCTCCAATCCCAAGTACATGACCGTGCGGCGCGTGTTGCTGGAGGCCCAGCGCGGCAAGCCGCTGCCGTCAAACCTGTTTGCCACCACGTCGTGCGGGAATTCGCGGTGTGTAGCGCCTGCGCATGTGCGGCCTGGCACGGTGAGCGGCATCGCTCGTGCTGCGGTGGCCCGCGGTGCGTGGGACAACCCGCTGCGCGCAGAGAAGATTGCCCGCGCCAAGCAGGCACAGTCGCCCCTGACTTGGGAGGACGTCGAGAGGATCCGGGCGGCGAAGTCGGCGGCTATCGCTGCAAAAGAGACGGGCGGCAAGGTCAGCAAATCAACCTGCGCCCTGATTCGTGCCGGCAAGCGCTGGCGAGTGAAGCCCGCGGATCCGTGGGCGGCGGCTATGTGGAGGTTGGCGGCATGAGCGGCGGAAGCATGAATTACATCTACTCCAAGCTGGAGTACGAAGCGACTTTTACCGCAGACACGCCCGAGCGGCGAGCGTTTGTGCAGCACTTGAAGCTGGTGGCCAAAGCCCTGCACGATATTGAGTGGGTTGATTCTGGCGACTACGGCCCGGGCGACGAGAACAAGGCGATCCGCGATTGCCTAGGTGATGCGGTGATGTTGGCCACGGTGCTGGAGATGGCGAAGGAGGCGGTGGCCACGTTGCAGGCGGAAATTGCGCGACTGGAGGGTCCAAAATGAGGGGCCGAAAAACCCTGCGCGAGGTCATGCAGGATCACCAGCGCAGCGAGGACACTCTCGCCGCCATCTGGGGCAAGCCGCGGCGCGAACTGCCGATCCCGGCGGCTCCGAAAACGCGGGCCAAGCGCAACCCCTCGCCGGCAGAACAGCGCGAGCCAAGCGAGGCGGACATTCTGAAGGCGGTCATGTCGCTGTTGAAGCGTCACCCGAAGGTAGCGCAGTGCTGGCGGCAGAACTCGGGGACGTTTCAAGAGCGCAACCGGGACGGAAGCGTTAGGTATATCCGCGCCAACACTCAGCGTGGCATGAGCGACATCATGGGCGTGCTGAGCGATGGCAGGACGCTGGCCGTTGAGGTCAAGTCGCGCACCGGGCGCATGCGGCCTGGGCAGGAAGAGTTCCTGCAGACGATTCGCAGCGCTGGCGGCGTGGCTGGGGTTTGCCGCAGTGTGGAAGATGCCGTCAGGTTGCTGGAGGGGGCATGACCCGTAAACGCAGCACCTACCGCCCCCGCGGCATCAACCCAACAGCCCACCTCGTGGCCATCGCAGGCGCCGCCCTACTCAGCCGCGACGACCGCACAGTGTGGGCGCTTCAGATGTACGACGCCCTCGACGCCGTGGCCTGGGGCAAAGCCACACGCACACACTGGGGCACGATCTTCGACGCCGTCAACTTGGCCGAGGAACTGGTCCGCATGGGCCTAGCGGCAGACCCTGACGGCATCATCAGCGGCGCGCAGGAAGCCTGCGCAGAGATCGTGCGCCGGCAGCAGGCTACGGGCGCGCGCGCAGTGCGGGCCGGGGAACTGGCTGCGCTGCGGTGCCTGGAAGTCGCCATGATTGACATCTTGGCCGCCGTCACGCACTCGGAGCGGTTCCGCGCCGAGGAGCGGATCCGGGCTCGCGCTGCGACCGCGCGGGCTGGCGGGATTGCTGGGGCGCAGGTGATTGATGCGGCGTTTTTGGAGGAGGCATGAATGAGCTGGCTCTTTTCGCGGGCGCTGGTGGAGGCATTCTCGGAGGAAAACTGCTCGGATGGCGCACCGTCTGCGCCGTCGAGTGGGAACCCTACGCCGCAAGCGTACTTGCCGCCCGACAGAATGACGGCCTTCTCCCGCCCTTCCCGATCTGGGATGACGTTCAGACCTTTGACGGCAGACCGTGGTGCGGCATTGTTGACGTCGTATCTGGCGGCTTTCCATGTCAAGACATCAGCGCAGCAGGCAAGGGGGCCGGCATTGAAGGCGCCCGCAGTGGAATGTGGGGGCACATGGTCCGGATCATTTGCGAAGTACGACCCCGATACGTCTTCGTGGAGAACTCGCCAATGCTCACTTCTAGGGGGCTTCACAGAGTTCTTGGAGACTTGGCCGAAATGGGGTTTGATGCAAGATGGGGAGTGCTGGGCGCTGCCCATCTCGGAGCACCTCACGTGCGAGAACGTATGTGGATTGTGGCCAACTCCAGTGAAGACAGACGGCTTTGCCTTT